GCCCAAGAACTAGCAAAAGGTCAAATAGAAATAAACAAGGCCGAAGCACAGCACAAATCCATCTTTGTAAGCGGATGGAGACCCTTTATTGGCTGGACATGTGGAATTGCTCTGTGTTGGCATTTTGTCCTAGCACCCGTAACTTTGTTTGTGTGTGCTTATTTAAACGTGATTATACCTGAATTGCCTACATTTGATATGGGTTCACTTATGACGGTTTTAATGGGAATGCTTGGGCTTGGCGGTCTTCGCAGTTTTGAAAAGTATAAGGGGTTAACCAAATGACAAGGTTTTGGTTAACATTAAGTAAATTTTTTAATAAAATAGGAAACTATTTTTATATGAAACATGTGAATTCTTTAAGAATATCGCAAGGTAGAGGAAAATAATAGTGGACTCAATTAAATTAGCAGAGTATTTATATAAGCACATACGTCAAAGAAAGAGTGTATTATCTCAATCTTTGTCGGATGGTTCGATAGACTCAATGGAAGACTATCGGTTCATAACAGGTCAAATACGAGGAATGACTTGGGTTGAAGAAGAATTAAAATCCTCGATGAAAGGTACAGACTTCGATGAATAAGAAACTGATAGTGCCAGAACGGTTTGTGGCACAAAAAACAATCAACCCGATCCCTCCTGCTATAAGTAAAGCATTTGACGATAAAGAAGATGCTAATCCAAACTCAAAAGACCCGTCTAAACTACAAGGATCAGTCCTTGATCGTTTGCCACAGCCAACTGGTTATAGGATGCTTGTTATTCCTTACTACGTTCCAGAAAAGGTTAATGGAATTATTATACCTGACAAAACTAGAGATAGAGAAAGTTTTGCTAGTGTAGTGGCTTATGTCGTTAAGATAGGACCTGACGCTTACAAAGATCAAGATAAGTTCCCAAGTGGAGCTTGGTGTTCTGAGAAAGATTGGGTACTTATGGGTAGATATGCTGGAAATAAGTTTAAAGTGGATGGTATGGAGCTAAGAATCATAAATGATGATAATATTATAGCATCTATACTTGACCCCAAGGACATTTCTTATATATAATGGAGAGTATGATGAATAACGAAGCACAAACACAAGAAGTTGAAGAAGAAAAATTTGTTTATGAAATAGATGACGATACATCTGTTTCTGAAGAAAAAACAGCTTCGCCTGAAAAAAAAGTTGAAGAAGACCGAACAATTGTTCAACAAGAACCAGAAGAACTTGAAGCGTATAGCGACAATGTTCAAAAAAGAATTAACCAATTAACAGCAAAACGTAAGCAAGCGTTAGAAGAAGCAGACGCTGCTTTTAATTTTGCTCAACAACAAAAAAATGAGAACGATCAACTCAAACAACAGCTTAACCAGTTAAATCAAGGTTACACATCAGAGTTTGGTAACAGAATTGAATCACAAGCTGCTCAAGCGAAAAAACTTTATAAGGAGGCCTTTGATGCTGGAGACGCTGACAAAATGGCTGATGCAAACGATCTCATGGCTAAACTCGCTATTGAGAACGAAAGACTCAGAATCCAAAAAATTCGTACTGAGCAAGCGGGAGCAGCTCGATCTAATGAGGCAAAGGTCAATGCAGAAACGCAACAAACTCAGCAAAGGCAAGCGCCTCAAAAGCAAGATTTAGAACCTAAACTACAAAAATGGTTAGATGGTAATTCTTGGTTTGGAACAGACATGGTTATGACTCGTGGAGCGCAAGCAATACATGAGCAACTTGTAGGTGCAGAAGGATTTGATCCTGTATCAGACGATTATTATAATGAAGTCAGTAAGCGTATGGCTACTGAATTTCCACACAAGTTTAAGGGAGGACAGAAGAACGCCCAATCTGTAGCTCCTGCGTCCAGTGGACGGTCTATGAAAAGGGGTGGTAAAAAAACTATTGAGCTAACGCCAGGTCAGGTAGCCTTTGCTAAAAAAATGAGGATACCTTTAGAAAAATACGCACAGGAAGTAGCAAAAATAGAAAAAAATAAGGGAGTAGCATAATGTCAGAACGTACTAATCGAGAGTCGCAAACTCGTGAGAAAAAGGCGAGAGTACAGACATGGAAGCCACCGTCAACACTTGACGCTCCAGAGCCGCCTATAGGCTATAAGCATAGATGGATAAGAGAACGAGTTATGGAATATGATGATAGATCAAACATCCATAAACGATTAAGAGAAGGATATGAATTAGTTCGTGCTGAAGAATATCCAGAGTTTGATGCACCTGTTGTAGATGAAGGCAAGAATGCTGGAGTAATCGGTCAAGGTGGACTTTTGTTAGCACGGATACCTGATGAACTTGTTGAGCAAAGAAATAACTATTTTCAGAGTAAGACAAATAATCAAATGGAGGCAGTGGATAGAGATATGATGAAAGATTCTAACTCTGCAATGCCTATGTTAAAACCAGAGAGACGGTCTCAAGTAGCCTTTGGCAAAAAAGCCGTTGATTAATAAATTTAATTAATTTAGGAGAACGAAAAATGGCTAATAAAGATGCTGCATTCGGACTACGTCCTATAGGCAGAATAGGTGGAACACCCTATACTGGCGGACAAAGCCGATATAGAATCGCCAGCAATTATGGAACTGCTATCTTCCAAGGTGACATGGTTATGCACGTTACTGGTGGAGGAATAGAAATTCATGCAGATGGTGGTACTGTTCCTATCGTTGGTGTGTTTAACGGATGTCGTTTTACAGACCCAACAACAGGAAAAGAAACTTTTTCAAACTTTTACCCAGCAAGCACTGCTGCGGCTGATATAGAAGCGTTTATCATTGATGACCCTATGGTTATTTATGAAATCCAAGCTGCTATAGCTATGCCAGTAGCTGACTTATTAGGTAACTTTGATGTTGTTTATACAACTGCTGGTAGTACCGTTACTGGTATTTCAGGAGCTGAATTACAGGTTACTGACGGAGGTACAGCAACGAGTTTACCTCTAAAGGCAATTGATATTTCAAGAGATCCTGAAAACTCAGATGTTGCTACAGCACATACTAATGTGCAAGTTGTGATAGTTAACCATGTATTCGGTCTTAAAGGGGTCGGATTAGCTTAGTAATTAGGAGAAATTAAATGGCTATATCAAGAGCGCAACTCGTAAAAGAGTTAGAACCAGGTCTAAATGCCATCTTTGGCATGGAATATGACCGTTACGACAATGAGCATGCAGAAATCTACGATACAGAATCATCAGACAGAGCGTTTGAAGAAGAAGTAATGATTAGTGGATTTGGTAATGCTGCGACTAAATCAGAAGGTAGCGGAGTTGCCTTCGATAGTGCTAACGAAGTATATACATCAAGATATACAATGGAGACAGTTGCATTAGCTTTCGCATTAACTGAGGAAGCAATGGAAGATAATCTCTATGACCGTCTTGGTGCTAGATACACAAAGGCACTAGCAAGATCAATGGCACACACAAAGCAAATTAAAGCTGCATCTGTTTTAAACAATGCGTTTAGTTCTAGCTTTACTGGTGGTGATGGAAAAGAGCTTTGTGCTACAGACCATCCTCTAGGTGGTGGTGGATCATTTTCAAATGAACCATCAGCGGCCGCTGATTTAAACGAAACATCACTAGAAAGTGCATTAATTGACATTTCTGGTTTTGTTGATGAACGTAACATGGTTGTTGCTCTTCGTGGTATGAAGTTAATCATTCCACCTGCGTTACAATTTGTTGCTGATCGTTTATTAGAGTCAACTCTAAGACCAGGAACTGCTGACAATGATGTCAACGCAATGAAAAACATGGGTATGTTACCAGAAGGTTATGTAATTAACCATTTCTTAACAGACACAGATGCGTTCTTCATCAAAACAGATGCTCCAAATGGTTTCAAATATTTTGAAAGAACACCATTAGGCACAAGCATGGAAGCAGACTTCGACACAGGAAACATGAGATATAAAGCTAGAGAGCGTTATGCTTTCGGTTTCTCTGATCCTCGTTGTGTGTTTGGATCACCAGGCGCAGCTTAACGAACAATTGTTCGATTATTAAAAGGGTGGCTTGCGAGTCACCCTTTTTTTATGTATAGTATTATTAATACCTTGACAGTCGGATAATCTGGCTGACATTTGCCAAGACAAGGAGATTAACATGGCTACAACTACTTTTAAGGGTAATGTCCGATCTGAAACTGGACTTACCGTATTTAATACTGCCTCTGATACAGGCGTAGAAACAAACAAAGCTACAATAGACTCAAACGGAAATATTGTAACATCTGGAACACTAAACGGTATTTCAGATTTTTTTAATGAAGGAGTTAACACAGTACCTTTAGGATTAAACCCTACATGGTCTCTTAACTTTGGTAAACCCGATCAAGGTACTATTGCAAACGTAGATGATCTTCTTACAAACCCTAACACAGCATTGAGATTATCAATGGCTTTAGAGCAAGTAGCAAATCAATCTGCTGTTCTTTCAGCAGCACAAACAGGTGCTATTTTTGGTGGTACAGGTGTTGTTGGTACAGACTTTACAATTGCCGCAGGTGCTACATCGATTGCTGCTAATCAAAGTGTTGTAAGATATAATGGTAATGTTGGTTCTACTTTAGCTTTAACAGCTTCAACAACTGATCTTGCTTCAGACACACACAAAAGTTTAATTATTTTTAACAATAATGTTATAGCTGCATCAGCATTATTAACATTACAAGTTCATACAAATAACGAACTTGATGCGTCATCTTTTGAAGCCTTTGTTACAGGTGCTGGAACTAATGTACTAGAGCGTGAAGCAGGAACTACAGATGCACATGCTAAGATTATCTTAACAGCTTCTGGAGCAGCAACAACAATACTAGCAGGTTCATATATTTATTTTGAAGCCGCCAACAATACAGATGAGATGGCAGTCAAGATGATGATTAGAACATCTGGTGGAACTATAGCAGTTACAACAGCTAACAACTAATCGATAGTGGGGGTTAATTACCCCCACACTTTTATAAGGAGAATAATATGGGAATGTCAGGTGGTAAGTCAGACGTAAAACCAGCTTTTATAAGTGATGAAGTTGCGGCAGATGATAATTTTATAGTTACCGTAGCAAGACCTAATACTACCGCAACATTAGCAAATTCTGCATTTGCTTCTGGTGGAGCTAGAATTCTAACTGTAACCACAGCAGGAACAGGTGATAACGCTAAGACAAATACTATTGTTGGAACAGATGTTTTTGATAATGCTCTTACAGAAGTAATTGTTTCTACTGGTTCTGCTGAAGCTGTAGATGGTACTAAATACTTTAAGACAATTACTTCAGTAACAAGTTCTGCACAATTTGCAGCAAACATAGAAGTTGGCTCTATCGCTTCTGCGGCACAAGCCGTTGGTGGTGGTAGTAGAGTTCGTTTAAAAGGATTTTCAATTGTATCTGGTGGAACAGCAGGGATTGTTGAATTTATTGATGGTAGCCCAGAATCAGGGACAGTGTTGTTTAAAGCAAGAACAATAGGCACTGATAATACAACACTTGATAGAACAATACCTCAAAATGGTATTTTATTTGAAAGTGGTCTTAGTATTAGATACACTGTTGGTACAATAGATATGATGACATTTTTCTTCGCATAGGAAAAGAAATGGCTGAGAAAAAGAAAAAAGGAACCATGAAGGGTCACACCATAGGCGGTGGTCAAAAGAGATCCACCAAATCTGGTGCCGGAATGACTGCAAAGGGTGTTGCTAAATATCGTAAAGACAACCCTGGAAGTAAGTTAAAAACAGCTGTTACTGGTAAAGTCAAAAAAGGTAGCACCGCTGCAAAAAGACGCAAGTCATATTGTGCAAGGTCAGCAGGACAAATGAAGAAGTTTCCTAAAGCTGCAAAAGATCCTAATAGCCGTTTAAGACAAGCTCGTAAAAGGTGGAAGTGCTAATGAATGTTAAAGAAGTATCAACAGGTGTTTGTATAGTATTATTTGCAGGAGCTATTGGTTGGTCTGTATCAACTTTAGTTGAAGTTGACAAGCGAACAGCTATTATGGCAGAGAAAGTTTCTGAAAACCATAAAATGATAAAACCTTTATGGGAAGATTTTATAAGAAGGAGTTCACCGAATGACAATGTTGCGAAGCTCGATGCCACAACAGATAACAAAATCCGTTGGAAGTAAAAAGAAACCAAAAGCTAAAGGTTATAATCTAGGTGGACTTAAAGAAGGATCAAGAAAAAGAACAACAAATAATAAAAGGAAGTCCCGTTAAGTATTGTCTATCTTGTAACAAGAAAAAATGGTCATGTAGATGTTATCGGGTAACCGGATTAGAGGAATTAAGAAATGCCAAAAGACGCATGTTATCGGAAAGTAAAAGCAAGCTTTAAAGTTTTTCCAAGTGCTTATGCTGGAGGAGCTATTGCAAAATGCCGTAAGGTAGGTGCCGCCAATTATGGTAATAAATCAAAAAAGAAAAAAGATGGTGGTCTTATAGAAGCCATTAAAAAAGTTGATAGAGAACAAGAAGTAAAAGCTAAAAACGGTAAAGCTAATTTTACAAAAAGAAAATCTAATAATCCAAACATTGCGAGAGGTTGTGGTAAAGTTTTAAATGAAAGACGTAAAGTCACAAAGTATTCATAATGGCAGTTAGAAAAACAAAAGCGGGATTAGCTTTAAAGAGATGGTTTAAAGAAGATTGGAAAGATGTAAAGACCGGCAAAGCTTGTGGTCGTAAAAAAGGTGAAAAAAGAGGAACTCCTTATTGTCGTCCAAGCAAACGAATTTCTAAGAAAACTCCGAAAACTTCTGCGGAGATGACTTCTGCTGAAAAACGTAGTAGAATAAATCAGAAGAACAAATTAGGTCAACCAGCAGGTGCACCTAGAAGAGTTAAATCACTAAAGAGAAGGAAAACATAATGGCAACTAAAAAAGAAGTAACACTTAGAAATCAAAAGGCAGCTAAAATTCATGATTTAGCAATGGGTTTTAAGAAAAAGCCTGTTAAGAAAATGATGGGTGGAGCCAATATGATGAAAAAGCCTGTTAAAGCCATGATGGGAAAAGCCATGAAAATGAAGAAGAAGTAAATGACAACATCAGGTT